TTTTTGTCGCATGGTGCAAGTTAAATAGGCGAGTAATCTCCTGTTTAGGTTTGCCTAATATCATGTACCCACAATAACACGAGGGGGTACAACAATGAACATCGGTAAAGCAATCATCAACTACGCAGCGCGTCGCAACATGGACATTACCTTGATTGGGGATGAGACCGTGGCGTTCTGGGAAGCGGATAACGATTGTGAATGGATGTTCTCCTACATGATTGGTAATGATGGTTTCCTCCACTTTAAAGGCAATGTGTATCTGCCGCAGGATATTAAAGAAGAATTACCAGCGTGCATCGATACAGACAAGAAGCTGAAAGAAGTAATCAACTTTATCGCTAAAGAGTTTATCAGCAAGAAGTAATGTCTAATTTGGCGGGTACTATTCCCGCCGATTTAAACGGAATACAGACAATGTTCAATATTATGACTCGTAAATTTGGTGAGATGACTTTCGAGAAAGCTGGTGTTGCTCGTACCGAAGAAGAAGCAATGGCCTTAGTTCTGGTAGCACTGAGATCATCAACTGAGATTATCGACGCTGAATATGTAGCCGCAGAAGGTGAGATTAACGAGATTAAAGCGGTGGCTAAGGAATTAGGTGTTAAAGGTTTCCGTAAGCTGAGACTATCCCGCGAGTCATATGTAATTGGTAAGCAAGGACAATACCTAGATGAGAATACCGTGATTATTCTACTGAATAAGATCACCCGCTACGGTTGGAAGATTGAGCAATATAAAACGTGTTTCGAATTATACGAAAAAGGTTTGCTGGATACTCTGACCATCGTTCGCGCTTAATTAATTTCTAATTTGGTGGGTGTAATTCCCACCGCTTTTTAAATGGAGAATCAAACATGTTAGCTTTTATCTCATTCGTGGGAGGTAGTCTCACAACCATGATTAGTCTTTCTTATATTGTCGTTAGTATGGGGTGAGCAATGAAACAATTTCATGATGGCATTTCATCTAAGACATTCAAGAAAGAATATTCGCTGTGTATTAACTGGATTGATTTGATTGGTGCGGTTGTGTTTGGGCTGATTATTAGCATTAACTTTTAATGATATAAATATATCGTAATTCAAACAACAAGAGGAAATTCTACTATGAAAAAGATTATCGCTGGTGTTGTTCTTGCTCTGGGTTTGGTTGGTGCTGCGAATGCTAATACCTATACCTATTATGTGTGCAATTCCTACTTCGAATATAAAGGAGATGATACACGCTACCTGAGTGATGGCGACCGTTATTATCATGCGCCGTCTGGCAAATACCGTGGTTTTATCGGTGTAAAGGTTCGAGTGAATGATGATAATAGTCAATTTGCTTTCAACGATCCGGTATTTGATAAAACAATCAAAAGCCCAAAACTGAAAGAAGATAAGAACGAGAAAGAAGAATATTATGGTTCCGAAGATGGTAAATCCTACATCAAATATCTGCATTCTGTAGATGGCGCGCCTATATTTGATGTTAAAAAAGGTGATACGTCTTATTCCCTGATTAGCTGCCGTGAAATTCTTTAATCTTTAATCACCTAGCCCCTATCGTTATAATACGCGGTAGGGGCGTTTTTGTTTGGAAATGGTATGAAAACTAAACTGTATTCGTATATTCGCTTCTCGTCTATGCGTCAGAATGATGGTTCGAGTTATGAACGACAAATCAGGATGGCTAGAGAGATTGCGGTAAAGTATGACCTTGAACTGGTAAATGATTATCAGGATCTGGGTGTATCTGCGTTTAAGGGTGCTAACTCCAAAACAGGGGCGCTATCTCGTTTCCTTGATGCAATAGGTAGATCCGTTCCTGTTGGTAGCTGGCTATTCATCGAAAACTTGGACCGTTTATCCCGTGCCGATATTGTCAGTGCACAGGAGTTATTCCTTTCAATCATCCGTAGGGGGATAACCATTGTTACTGGCATGGATAACAAGATCTACTCGCTTGATACTGTTACCGCTAACCCGATGGACCTGATGTTCTCCATCCTTTTATTCATCCGTGGTAATGAGGAAAGCCAGACTAAGCGCAATCGTACTAACTCAAGCGCACTGATTAAGATTAAAGCTCATCAAGAAAATCCACAAAATCCGGCTGTTGCAATCGAGGAAATTGGAAAGAATATGTGGTGGACTGATACCACATCTGGTTATGTGCTTCCTCATCCGGTCTTCTTCCCTATTGTTCAGGAAGTTGTGGAATTACGCAGGAATGGACGGTCAACCGCCGAGATACTGGATCACCTTAACGCGACATACACACCACCACCAGCCGCAAGTCACAAGAGGCATTCAAACTGGTCACGGGCAATGATTGAAAGGTTGTTCCATACCCGCGCTTTGATTGGTATCAAGGAAATCTCTGTAGATGGCGTTAAGTATGAGTTAAAGGATTATTATCCTCGTGTGCTAGATGACGCTGAGTTTTATCACCTTAAGAAAAGCATTGGTGTTAGAGCATGTAACTTTGGAGACAAAGAAGAAGCTAAACCTATTCCCTTGCTTAGTGGTGTTGGTCTATTGAAATGTGAACATTGCGGTTCCGCTATGGTTAAGGTGAAAGGAACAAACAGACGGCCTAACCAATATCGTTATTCATGCGATGCAATGCGCTCTAGTCGTATTGAATGTGTGCATACAAACTGGAGTTTTCGCGGCGACCAATTAGAGAAAGCTGTATTGCAATTGCTGGCTGATAAAATCTGGATTGCTGAAGATAAGGCTAATCCGGTTCCGGCTTTGAAAGTACAGATTGATGAAATATCACGCAAGATTGATAACCTGATTACCCTTTCTGCTATGACAGGAGCAACGAAGGAGCTAGCCGATCAGATTACTACCCTCAATAGCGAGCGTGAAACACTCTACAATCAACTTAAGATGGCAGAAGAGGAAATGTATTCTGTTGACTCTCAAGGCTGGGAGAAGCTCGCAGAATTTGATTTAGAAGATGTTTACAACGAGGATCGCATTAAGGTCCGGTTTAAGATTAAGCAAGCTCTAAAACGGATCGGGTGTAGCAGGATTGACAAGTACAAAAACTTGTTTGTACTGGAATACATCGATGGCAAGACCCAGAGAGTTGTAATAGAAAATTCAAGAGGACCGAGGAAAGGCCGGATCTTCGTTGATTTGAAGACTATCAATGATAGGCAGATTCTGGAGAGTAACGGGCTTGTTCTGCATCCATGTTTAGACATGCTGACAGATAAGAACTGGAAACCAGAAGAAGAAATACCAGGTCCATTACAAGAATTTGGAATTTAAGCTAATGAAGATGATTAAGATTTTAGGTTTAATTTTATCTATGAATTCTTGCTTGGCATTGGCAACCGTAGACCAAGAAATGCGTAGACCGCTAACCTATAGAGAAGATGCTTTCATTGATGGAGCACATAAGACATTGAAATTGCTATGTCAAAAGACCACCAGTAATTACGATGAATACAGAAAATGTTATGAGGAATCACTAGACATTTATTCTGATGAGGTGAGAAAGATTTTCATAGAACAAGAAAATAAATCATAGGCGGCCTAAATCGCCGTATAACGAACCAAACGCTTTAAGGGGTACATTTGTACCCCTTTTTAATTTAATTGCGTTAGAGAGTCTATAATTGGCTTAAATCAAGCTCTAGGTCTTCCGGTTCTTTCATTACTTCAACCAGAGACGGATCTACTTCGTCAAAAACGACTTTATCGTCTGCGGTATATTTGTCTATAATGAAAAAATGGTCAGAAATATAGCTAACGTCGCCAGCATATTCTAACAAAAAAGCGCCCACCAGAGGCGCTTTTGTTTTATCCATTCCACCGTGATTTTTTTGATCTGGAATCAATATGCGTAAAGGTTTTATATTTTCCTAAGCCGTATTGAGTAGGATATTTCCCATCAAGATAAGCATGAACAATATCAGGCGAGACACCCTTGATAACAATGTCAGCCGCACGGCCTCGAACATGATAGCTATTGGTTGCGCCGCCAACATTCTTATTATGAGTCGGACAACGGTTCCCACTGTTAATAATTACTGGCTTCCCGAAGTGCTCTCGTACATCCTCAAGAATTACCAGTAATTCAGCGTCGATTGTATCATAATCACATTTTCCACATTTACATTTAAATTCCTTGCGAGAAAAATGTTTGCTTAACATATTACCCCCTTAGATCATTTCGAAGATATAACCAATAAAGCGCATACCCTTGATGTAATAAGGAGCAGTACCTACACACACCGCGCGTGCATCGCCCAGACAGTTAAAGCTATAAGGATTAACCACATCAACTTCTTGCCCTACACGAAAACGATATTTAGGACGTTTAGCCAATGTAGCGACACAAAACACGGTCCCTTTTTCATGATCGCGGATACATTCTTTATATTGTTTATGTTTAACTCTCTTCGCCTCAAAATCATAGGTCATTGATTCTGGGCTAATGCCATTAATAAAAATACCGGAAAGCTGATCGACCGGATAAGTAGGAAATTCAGTGAAAATATTTTTAGCCATGTTATACCCCCATAAGATTCTATGAGGGTATTTATGGATTAAACGTATCTCATGCGCGATTTAATGTGCTTATTAATGTTCTTAAGCATCATTTCCTCGTTGCTTTCCCACGATCCTAGCGTCGAATAACGAGTAGAAATTTTATCCGACTTAACGGCAACAATTCGCTTACTCTGTTTCTGGATGCGTTTCTCTAAGCGACGTTTTGCCACCGCCGATCCATTCTTAGCGCGTTTGGTTCGGGATTTCTTAGGCTTGTACTTCTTCATGATAAAAGTCCCTTCCTTGTTCTCTACCTTGATGAAGTTGCCGTTTTCGATGTTACGCATCATCTTACCGCCTTTGATGGCCTTAATGTTCCCGTGGGAGTCTAAGACCTTACCGTTGGCGATTGGCACTAGCTTATTGATTTTGCCGCCATCGAAATAGTGTTTCAGATAGTCATCCTGACTGCCGATCTTCTTGTCCTTATCCCTTGCGCCCTTGATGAAGATTTGGTGTCTGGTCCCTGATCGGTTCTTGTAGTTGGTATTACCTACAGCTTGCTGAGTCCAGCGAGTAGGTCTATCAACATTCTTGTTAATCTTCTTCTGTAGTGCACGAGCAGCAAAGATCGCCCCTTCCCCTATCGCCCTTTCGAATGTATCGGTTGCCTTTTCAGACCATTGCCGTAACGCTTTCTTAGTCCTTAGAGCGTTTCGTTTATTGGTACTGGTTGCCATGTTAGCCCCCTAATAACGAAAAGACCCCCGCCAGTGTCCTTAGCAATTGTTCATCCACGGCCATAGCCGGGAGTTCAAGCCCAAAGGACGTAAGCAGAGGTCTAATTGCTACGTTATAAGTGAGGGCGATAATCAAGAGATAACCAAAATATTTCTTAAGTTTATTCTTCATATATTCACCCCTTTATTATTATTTTTGTTTGAGTATGTCGAGAACTTGGTCAAATTTGGCGTCCATCGCAACCACTTTCTTCTCTATACCGTGTAGTGTTTGTTCCATTTGGTAAACACGTTCAGCAATCTGAGTATGGTTATTCTGCATCGTCTCAAACTTCTGGTTTAACAATGCGTCGCTGGATTCCAATTTCGACAATCTATTTTCAGTTGCTAATTGATTTCGGTGAAGTCTCCAAAGACCACCGCAAATTAAGGCGATAACACCGATACCGCCATATATAATTTCAGTCATTACGCCCCCGATATTTTTATAATTTCATGGCAGAATTATTTAGATAAAAATAATCCCGCCTAACTCAAAAGAATTAAGCGGGATTAATTATTAAAATTAAATTTTTAAGAAACAGTAATACCCGTAGTGGCTTTTTTAGTTACCATTACAGTTAAATCACTGATCCATGTGCTAGGCGTCCAGTTGTTGATTGCGCTTGATTGCACTTCAAAGGTCAAGGTCACAGCACCTTTACCCGCTGGCATATCAATAACACCTGAGTAAAGACCAGTATTACCGCCATACGCCCTATTATACAACTCTGACCCATTCTTACGAACAATCAGGCGACAGGTGTCGTAATAGGTATTATTGTTCGACCCTTCACGCGCTCGCAATCCACCAAAACTAATCGCCGGAATAACGATTTGACGATCGAACTTGTGATCATCTTCAACGCGAACGGTTACTGTACCTTGCGGATAGCCGCCATAACCATTATCAACGTTAACATCACGGTGTGGGAACTTACGACCAATCACCTTAACGAAATCACCCTTAACCTGAGTAGCTTCAAGCATACCCTTAATAACACAGCTAGAGTTAATCGTGACGTTGTTCAGAGTACCAGAATCAGCCGTGATATTACCTTTAACGGTAGCGTTCATGAACGTAGCGGACCCGTTCTTGTTGATATGCCATCCGGTTGATCCGTTCCAGTTGGAAGACTGGATATAGTTACCAATTTTGGCGTTATCAATTGCACCGTTTACGATCTTGGCGTTAGTGATTGCCCCGTCCTGAATCTTCGCGCTGTTAATTGCGGCATTGCCGATCTTGGCAGTAGTAATCGCCGCATCATTAATCTGGGCTGTACCAATTGCAGCATTACGAATCATCGCATTATCGAGATAAACCTTGTTACCTTCGATACCAAACGGACATACCCCCGATCCATTCTGTGGAGCTACCGCGATTTTATCAGCCGTAAAGATGATTCTTGTCGGTTCTGCCGGATCATTGGTTGCGCTCATATGAATACCAGCCACGCGACCATCTGCATTAACCGCCAGATTGTATTTGCTGTTAATGGTTCCTTTCAAAGCATCGATTTTTACATCTGCTTCCTGATTCACACCAGCAATCTTGCCATCCATTTCTACCCGAACTTGATCAATCTTACTTGCGCTTGCTGCCTCACTGGTTGCAATTGCTTGTTTCAGGGTTGTAGCGGAGGCGCTAACTTCTTTGGTGATATCGCCTTTCAGTTCAGCTTTAACCTGATCAATCTTAGTTGAACTTGCCTTATCACCAGAAGCAATCAGACTCTTTAAGGTATCGGCTGAGGCTTGAACAGTTTTACCCGTCTCGGTAGTGATTTGCTTATGCATTGCATCAATTTTAGCATCGGCATTAGCGCCAGCTTGCTTAATAGCATCCGCGATAGTTTCATCTAAGCGATCTTGTAAACCGATCAGGTCTTCCAGTGCTTCTTTGTCCTGATCGTCCCAACTAATCGTAGACTTCATTTGCATGAAATACGGTTCAGACCAAACAGCATCATCCATACCGAAAATATCGTAGTGAGCACCACGGATATAATAATCACCGTCAGCAATATCAAAGGAAGTATGGCTAACACTATTCGTACTTACTGCCCTTGCATCTGAGAAAGTGTTGTCGGTTGCATACTGGATGATTGACCCTGCATAGTCATGTTCTACGTCATCCGCCCAGCTAACAAACGCAGTATTAAAGCCACCACGCGCACTAAAACCTTTCATTGGCTTATGTTGTGGGTTGATAGCCACTAAACGCGCTGGGGCGCTCTCTGAGTTGTTATAGCCCTTAGCTGATACTTCTACCGTAAGTTGACGCGAAAGGCCGTTAAACTGGTTCATATCAAGCGTATAAGTCCATGATTCAGGATCGCGGGTACGGTACTGAATAGACTTACCAGCCTTGTTAGTCACCTTGATAATGTATGCTTCAAACAGGTCACTAAACTTGTTAGTTTCACCGTTGATCTCAACATCTAATTGTTGCTGATTTTCCCATTCGATAATCAGATCATTACCTTCGAAAGTTCCTGGCGTGCTACCCTGATTTTTGATTCGAATAACCGGAGTCGGCAATTCATAGGTAACAGTAGGATTCTGGTTAATCAGTTCTACCCAATCGGATCTCGCGATGATACCGAAAGCACAAACTCGGTAATCGTAGGAACGATCTTTTGCCAGTGCATTGACACTGAAAATTTGCTGTGAAGTCTGTCCCAACTTAATCCAGTTAGGTGATCCGCTTACACGGTAATCAATCTGGAAGCCGTAGCGGTTAAAATCTTCTGGTGCATCCCATGTCAAAGTAACGTTTTTACCGTAAATCGTCTCGCCAGTTGCCTTAATTCTGAAATTAGTAGGCTTCTGTACTGTCATTGAATCCGGTAAACCACTTGGTCGGTTATCTGGGTTAGCCGCATAGTTCAGGTCAGTATAAACCTGAGAATTATATTCTGTAGCGGTGATAGTCATCATCCCAGCAATACCAGAATCAATCGAGCGATCAATTGCAGTAATACGCCATAAGGAATTATTCAGCTTCAATTCATCATAGGTTACGCTGATAACGTCCCAAACTTCGGCAGTGAATGCGTCAGTAGTCATAAAGCTGATAACCTGAGTGATACGAGATTTATTTCGCTCAATACTCGCAAGTTTATCAATCTGGGCTTTAGACTTAACAAAACGATATTCAATATCTTTAGCGATAATTCGACCATCTTGACGAATAGTAGCATCGTTTTCAGCATCAGCCGGATAACGTAGCATTTGCTCTGAATAGTCGATTGATGGTTCTTGATACATCGCGTTAATGGTATTGAAATAACCGTTAGTGCCACCTGTTTTCAGTGATACCTTACCCATCATGATATTGTCTTCATTGAAGGTATGCTTAACAATATCAGGAGCATCCAGTTTCAGCGTAATACGTCCAAAGGATTCGAACATCACCCCGCCGAAAGTCTGCATAAGGCTAGTCAAGTTCTCTTTAAAGCTGGCGTTCGGATCACATGCACCGTTTGAATGCAAATCCATCTGGCGTACTTGCTTACGTACTTTCAGGAATGAATCAACGTTGATGTTTTCAATTGGTACACTAAGACCATATTTTGTATTTGTCAGATAATGGAAAATCTGGTCCACGCCGTTAGTGCTAGCCTCAATAGCATTGGTTTCAAGGTTACGAATCTTTAACCCGCAAACGTCTACCGCTACCTGGCTATTTGGTTGGAGAATATCAACACCAGCAGCAAGAGATTTGTCATCACGACGCAACACAATACACATGGTCGCAATACCATTGCCTTTGTAGTTGTCGTTCCAGTCTGACCCTAAGTGACGTTTTGCCAGTGACAAAGCGGTGTTAGGATTCTTACCAGTGCGGAACTCAACCTCTAAAACTTTCCGGTATTCTTCTTTAATGTTGCCTTTGTCCAGTACACCATCACGGATCGTCATGTTCTTACCAACAAGAACATTTTTGTTATCGATGAATAGTGCTTTGTAATGGTCGATTTCACCCTCTGCAATTGCGAAGATTTGCACTAACTTATTGTTTTCTTGCTTAGAAATTGCTTTGTAAACGCAGATTGCACCCGTGCGGGTAGTACCGAAAAGAACGGGTAATACTGTCTTCGGATCGTTTGATGTTCCTAGTGTCACCGCATTATCTGGGCTTTGTACTTTCGGTGTTTTTGGTGCGCCTACAGTGGAAGCGATCAAGGTCATTGCACCAGCAGCCATACCGATAGCGACTGCGGTCATAACAGAAAATGTTGCAGCAGCAGCCATCCCAGCAGACGCACCAGCAATAACCGCGCCTACCAATATTTCAAATCCCATTATTCACCCCCGAATCTATAAACTTGTTCATAGTCAATGTCTGAAACAGGAATGGTCATCCAGATACCATCTTCTTCAACGAGGCCATAACCGGAATAATGAGGAACTACGGAATAATAATTACGGTTTCCTAATTTGTGGGCTGTGACCAGTAAGTCGCCGTCCTGTAAATCATCAGTGACTAATTTGAAATGTTTCTTAATTGGTTGAAGGATGTTTGAATATCCGCTTAATTCTTTGCAGATTTTCAAGCCTTCTTCTTTAGTTGAATATTTTTTATAAAGAGAATTATATAGGTCAGTACCAGCGAGAATATCGATGATCTTACATGCAATGAGATTGCAATCATTCTCGCCTTGAACGAACTCCTGACCTATTAAAGAATTGATGTAATCGGTGATAAGCCTAGTTTTTAGCATGTTGAATACCTCCATGCTGTTATTTACTAGGCTTAGGGAGAAGGGATTATTTCTTCGATGAATGCCACTTGCTTTCGCTTTGCCACTTCCCGGCACGGGAGAAGAATAGATCGTTCTCGTTTCCAACATAGGATCGGTGGATACCATCGGAGGCATGACTACGAGCGTTTTTATCTAGAACTTCCCAGATACTATTAAGCTGAAATTCTGATTCGTTTTTACACTCATCATCTTCATGTTCGATGTTAATACCGATGGAATCGACTACCCCACGGAAAACAGGGTAAGTAGTTTCAACCTTGCCCGTGTTGGGGTTAAGGAAAACCATCTCGATTTTCACATCAGATTTATCGAATTGCTTGTTTCGAATCAGGGTAATGTATTCTTCGCGAACGTTAGAAACAGTTACGTTGATCCCGTTGTTGTTGATCTCCTTCTCTTCGGTATTCGATGAGATTTGAAGAAAATCACCCGTTGCGAGATACGTAAATCCGTTATAGTCCAGATCGAAATACCCATCTGTAAGCCGTAGAACGTCCCCTGACGCGGTTACTACTTCGATAATGTGAAACATCGATCCAGTAGAGAAAAGCTGCGGTAGAGTCAATCTAGACACATTCTGACCTGTCTGGTCGTTGTAGACCTCGATGAAGTCCAGATTAGTGCATAGTTTGCTGAATGATTCCTGAATAGTTGCCATTATACATTCTCCACTAATTCGAATTTCATCTTGCCAATCTGGGCGATCTTCCAATCGATATTTTCAGTTTTGAGAACAAATTCGCCTTCTACGTTCTGATACTTGATCACCTCACCAGCCAGGACGTTTTGACGCAAGTTAGGGAAGAGTTTCATTTCACCACCTGATTTCACGTCTTCGGTGATCGTGTAGATTTTCTTGTGGTTCTCAAACTGGATGATAGTTCCCGCTTTCAGTGTTCCGGTGAAGTTGGAGATTCTCACCTTACGCCCACCGCGAGCAGTACCAGCAGCAGCCGTAACCATCTGGCGTACATCACCTGTATATTTTGAAAAGTAAGACAGTGGCACACTAAAAGGACGACCAAAAAGGTGACGTGCTACAAATTCTTTTACTTCGTTAATATCCTGAGCCATGAAATTAGCTGTAAATTCTGCTTCATAAAAATGAATGCCAGTAAAGCGACGCTGGAACTTACCAGAAATAGATTGCGCCTTGAAGAAAGGTTGTTTTGATTTAAGAGTAAAATCTGTGATTTTAATATTCTTGGATTTGAACATAGAAAAGCCCCCATAGTTTTATGATTATTTATGACTATGGGGGCTTTTAATTACATCTTACGACGCTGTGCGTCTTCTACCGCCTGAGCAACTAACTTAGCGTGACGTTTGATAGCATCCATAACCATCTTGTCTGAGCTATTAACGTTGCCGTTAATGTTCAAAGGCGCATTAACTTCAATCGGCTGAGAGTTACCACCGCCTGATTTTTGAGCAGATAAGAAGTCTTTCAAATCACCGTTAGTACGCTGATCAACTACTCGTTCACCCTTATCAAGCAACCATGTACCCTCACGCGGGATGTTATCGATACCATCATGAGCCATACCGCTAACATTAGTAGACTTGATGTTTGCAATGTTCCCCATGTTCTGAGAAACAGCCAATGCAGCAGCAGCGATCTTTTGACCTGTGGTTACGTTGGTCGGATCGTTCCATGCATCGGTAGCAGCCGTCCACATGTTCACCGTCGCTTGTCCAATTGAGAATGCTTTATGAGCATTGAAAGCCATCTGCATAGCTTTTGTGTTTTCCTGCCCGAAGAGAGTCATTGCAGCAGCAAAACCGCCGTACATATCATCAGCTATTGACTGACGAGCATCAGCATATTTCTTTTCAATTGCAGCCATCCGTTTTTGATGGTTTTCATTGAGTTTTTCTAATGCTTCCATCCGTTTAGCCGGATCATTAATACCGTCAATCTTGAGTTTATCGGTCTTATAATCTTGTTCAGCATCCGATTTCTCTTTATCGATTGCATTAAATTTAGCAAACGGATTATTTGAGTCTTGATAATCATAACCACTAGTTAATTGATTGGTTTTATAACCATCCATTCCCTGTAAAGAATTTTCAATCTGAGAATAGTTTTGCTCGGTATCGTTCACACGACGCATATATTCTTCGTAGGAGATAGCTTTACCATCAAGTAACCGTTTATGGCTTTCTAGCTCGTTGTCCCTGATTTGTTGCAATTGTGTTAAAGCATTCAGAGCATCAATCGGATCAGCACCCAACATCATTTTATAAACGTTTTCAGTATTCTGATCGATTAGCGCCTGGCGTTTCGCGGCTGCGTCTTCCTGAGAGATTAAGCCCAGAGCTAACGCGTCGTTCACATCTTTTAAGCTGTTTTGCAACTGGCTATTTTGAGAAGTGATAGACGCTGCAACTTGCCCTTGCAATTTAACATCAAGTGCATTCAGTCGCTTGATTGCATCCTCGCGTGCTTTCTGTGCTTTTTCTGCGGCTTCCTTAGCCTTTTTAGCTGCCTCTTCCGCTTTCTTTTTGGCTTCTTCCTCGGCTTTCTTCTCGTTGCCAGACTTACCCAATGATTCTGGTCTTACTGGTTTATTTGGTATAGTCAAATCAGTGTTAGGATCTGCCTTGCGTGTCAGATGTTCACCTGCATCTACGACAATCAGAGCACCACTTGAAGTTTTATAAGACCCACCAAAACGTTTCTTAAATCCTTCAACATCAAAGCCAGCAGTACGAGGATCGACACCAGCACCACGGATCGCGGCCTTTTCCCAATCTGCTAGATTATTCCAACGCTTTTCTTTATTGTACTTGTCAATAATCTTTTGAGCGTCTTTATGGTTGGCGTTAAGAATACCACCAGTTGCGGTCTTGCCTTCTTTATTCAGTCGATCTAATGCCCTGAATAGAGAACTCTTTTCCCAATCAATATTAAACCATTCAAATAACCAGTTTAAGCTATCAACCAAAGGACCAGTAATGGTCATGGCTGCGCCTTTCAGGTTATTTTCCAGCTTATTAATATTCTGAGAAAATTTATCATATTTTTTAGCGTTTTCTTCGGTGACGTTAACAGATTGATTCTGAATAGCGATCATCGCCTCTTGAGCACTATTATATTTCTCAAGCTGGCTGGTCATATGGCTTGAATCACTGGCTAAAGATTCCATCATGAACTTGATTTCAGCCATTGATTTTCCGGCTTTCTTCATGTCATAGAACACTTGGATCGCCGCTTTCATACCACCTTGCGGATCTGTCATGAAGTGAGCATAGTTTTCTAACTTAAGACCAACCGATTCTAAGTCATCAGCAATACCACCACCGTTAGCCCATGCATCACCCATCTTATCTAAGGTGTCTTTGTTGATATCACCGAATTTTTCAACTGTTAGGCCAGTACCAGAAAATTCCTTTTCTAGTCTTTGAAGGGATTCAATCGAGAGTCCGGTCGCCTTAGATACTTCTGAATACTGTTTAACGTATTCCGCACCAGCTTTAGCGGCTGCAACCACTGCGGTCGCAACTAAGCCGATACCACCAGCAGCCAAACCAGCAGAGCCAGCGATCCCACGAAGAGATCCAGTCAAACCAGACAAGCCACCACCAAAATCAATACCACTTGCCTTTTCAGACAAACTATCGAGAAGGTCGGCGGCTTCACTGGTACTTCTCCTTAGACCTTTATTATCCCCTTCTATTGTTACTATATGTTTTGTCATAAATTACCCCGTTTGTGCGCTTCTGAGTTTCTCAAGCAAAGATGGATCGAACATGCTCAATGTTGCAGCTTTACGTTCTTCTTCTTTCTTGCGTGCAAGTTCTTCCAGTTATCCTTGAGTTTTAAAGAGTTTTTCTTCTCTAATTAATTGGAATTGGCTAGGCTTGAGTTTCTTTGCAGTTTCACGAGTCATTCCTTGCGACGTCATATACATGGAATATTGCAACATCGCATTCTGCATATCATGAAACGCGGGGCTTTGTGGTTCTAAGTAGGTGTCGAAAATGTATAATTTCCAAAACAGAGTGATTGGCATATTATCCATTTCATCTTTACTAAGCCCCGATCGCATCATTTGCCGAAAATAGAAATTCAGAAGCGGGTTTACTTTACCTCGTTTTCAATTACTGCCGGATCTTGCATCAATGACGCTTGAGCAACCAAACCGATTAATTCACTGCGGACGTTAGTATACAGTGCCTTAACTTGTTCCATAGATTCAAATACCGGTTTACCGTCTTCATCTTCAATACAACGAAGAATCGAACGTTCATCACGGTCTTCTTTATCAGTATTGAAAACATGTTCGTTAAATTCTTTTACTGACATAGGGCGAGCATAGAACGTGAATCCGCCGATGGTCAGAGATTCACGTTTCGGAGAAAGAGCTTTCAGCATTTCATTAATATTCATTCTTGTTTCCTCTTAAGTTAATTCGATATGTTTATTTAGAATTTAAGAGATTTTCAAAGTCTGCTTAGTGCCAGTCTTCTTAATGTTGGTAAGGAAAGCAGCCGGAGGATTGCTTAACCAATAGTAATGAAAACCACTTTGCATACTGTTATAAGGAACAGTGACAGCAGCACCACCCAAATTAACGGTTATATTCCCCGCTCTACCGTTCTGGAGATATACAGCCATAGTAGGAGTACCGCCATTGAATTGACCAACGATAACGCCAACCAGACGCCCTACGCCCACGTTTTCGGGGTTCTCCATAGATCCTTTGCTTTGCATACCGGAAACAGGATAGTTTGAAGCAGTTACACCCCAGTTATTACCCAATGAAGTAGACCACGATGCAGTAGCTACAACCGTATCCATACCACGACCAGCCATTGCCGACATATTACGCGGAGCCGGAACTTTTAAAGCTGTTAATGCTTCTTTCATCCATCGCTTACCCGTCACCGATACAGCAGATGACCCGATCCAGCCAGGAACTTTAACGACATTTGCCATTTTGATTACTCCAATAAAAAAGCCCCACCATTAAGGCAGGGCTTAAAATTAATTCTTAGCCTTGCGGCCTCGTTTTGCTGTGGCTTTCGCCGTAACTTCTTCTACTTCTGGAATCACCACCGCTTCATGTTCCGGCAGTGGTTCCGGTTCTGGTAAAGGAAGTTCTTCGTTAGTTCATCCGGCAGTGAAGATTTGCTGTTTCAGCGGAGCACCATCAACAGCAAAGGTAAACTCTTTCGTTACCACTTCTTCATCGCCACCGTTCATAGCAACTTTAGAAATAAAGCCGTTGAAAGCAGTGCGAATACCAGTCTGTTTTCCGGCGTCAACATAGTATTCAACTTTGATTTGAATACGCGTACCGTCTTCGGCAGCCTTTATGAGCTTCTCATGTACCGCATCACCAGGAATGTAGTTAACGGTCAGAGTCAGATCAGGAACGTTCAGTTTACCTACCAGTTTACGGTTATACTGAGAAGAGAAGGATTTAACTTCTACAGTACCGCGCTCGATACCAGTTTCAGGAAAACCAGCACACTCTTTAATTTCTTCGTATGCTTCATCGGCAAGGTCGGTGTTAGTGGTATCGGCGTGATAGAACAGACTTACCAGACCACCAGTAAAAATATCTTTGAATTGCTGAGACATAGAATTACCCCTTAATTAAAATTGTTATTACGGGGGAACTAGTCCCCCGACTTTTATTATTTAGTTGCTTTCAGTTCGGCAATTTCTTTCTGTAATGCTTCGATCTGTGCTTTATATTTGGCGTCCATTTCCTGCATAGCCTTGATGATTAAAGCATTGACAGCAGAGTTAGAAATAGTCTTGATTGCTTCTGGATTTTCTGGATCTTCGGTGGATTGAATACCTACTGCTTCCGGCAATACTTTTTCCAGATCCTGAGCAATAATACCTACTTCGCGTTTAATCACCGTGTCATCGGAAAGAGATTTAACTTTATCGTAGGTGTAGACTTTCAGTGAGTTTACTTTCTCTAATGCACCGTCCTGTAATTCTTCCTTGTTAATCTTCAAACGGGAGTCAGAGCGAATGTAAACATCGTTAAAGCTACCGTTACGACCTGCGGTAAAGTCACCAGCAGCGTTAAAGTCAAAGTTAGTATCGTTAACATGCAGACGAACAAGAGCGTTACCGATAGTACCGCTAGGAACGTGTACACCCATTGCTGCAATGTGATATTTACCCCAATGAGTAGCTTTCCAGATGTTATGAGCGGAATCGGTTGATTGAGGGCAATCAACTTGCAAGCCGGATGCACGATCGCGCCAACTAGACCAGCTACCACCAGAAACGTTACCACGAATCAAACCTTTATCAGATCCGCCGACGCTACCAGATTCAAGATGAATCATCTTATCCGCAAGTTTCCACGTCTGGGCTTGTTTCTGACCACGGAAGCGAATAACACCAGCATCATCAGAATACATCAAACCTAGTTCTAATCCAGTTGGATCTCTAAACCAGATATGCTTATTACCAGTGCGACGAAATTCAATATCAGCACCGTTAAGCGTGATATTACCGCCAGTGTGAATTGCTTGAGGCTTAACAGTACCGTTGATGGCAAACTCAATTGCCGTAGTACCCGGACCGCCCGGACGTTGGGTATACCAATGCCAACCACTTTCATCACCACATTCTAATACTTGTTTACGACTATCGTTACCCCAAGCACGAATATTAAAGCTGGATGTAGCTGTATTTTTACCCCAAGTAAACTTACCACCAACTTCAAGATCGCCTAAGAAGTTTGCTTTAAGAGCACCAGTACCCATCGCACGCTCTGTGCTAAAATGTCTACCTTGACTATCTTCTAGGTACAAAACGTTATCACGGGCATTATTACTATCACCCCAATGATTAAATCGAATATAATCACGAGATCCGCTTCTCCCAGCAGAGAAGGTTAAAAACCCTTTCTCGATATATGTATCGCCAGCAAATCGAGCAGCACGGCTATCTCTTTCGAGAACTAATGCGCCTTCGTTACCATCACCACCTAAAGTAACTTTACCGTTAGTCAAATCGTAAATGAATGGTCGGTTTCCGTTCCAACCACCAAATCTATCATTTTCGGCAGTAGACAACAGATAAACTTTACCACCATCATTTCGCCAGAATGCACCATACTTACCGTAAATCATACGGAATGCATCAGCGTTAGCGGAATAATATTGACCATTGGTATATACAATTTTTGTTTTTCCTGTAGTCAAATTTACTTGTCCACTACCTTCCAAATCAAATGAGTTAGCACCAACATCATTACGCCACACAAAACCATCACTAGTACCATCCGCATGACCGATATAACCACTACGTTGGTTTTTACCATCACGACGATCCCACCACGCCATATATGCAGCTTGACCAGTCTGGCGATGTAAAGTCATCGCATTACCACTACCGTGCAATTCCATTTTACCAGTAATTACATATCCTTTATAATTACCCGGTATTGCACTATTAGAATCAATTCTAATAACTTCTGTAGAATCTGTAGCACCGGTAGCAAGACGATATACAGCACCCTGAACGGTTTCATGCCAAACCATTTCGTTATAGTTGCTACGGAATTTACGAATATATTTCCGTCCAGTACCTTTATCGTTACTCAAGTGAACAATGTCATAGCTGTTTTGTGTGTTATCATCAAAACTTAACACACCACGTTTATTTTCAGTATTAAAAAGAGTTACGTTGCGACCACCGATAACACCAACGGAAGGTTTAATTAACGTGGCTTCCGGCGTATCATAAACCGTCAAACTTACATAAACAGATTTCCCATATTCGACAATAACGTTATCGGTATAACGCTGATATTTCACGTAGATATCATAGTTATCACCGGAAGTATTGACAGCAAATACCTCAAAATCTTTGTTTGTATTTCTACGGTATGCAATTACGTTAAGACCTTTAGGTCTATCGTTACCACTACGCAGAAGAATTTCTACTACGTCAACCTGATCATATGCCGTAACGTTGTAACCATTACCACCATGAATACGGAAAAACACACTACGCCCGTTTTGTGGAATTGTTGCGGTTGCCAATTTGAAATATGCAGATACGTTTTCGCTAGAATTGGGAACAGACATAACGACGTTTTTAACAAACATCTTATCAACTTCGGCTTTGGTGTATGCGCCAATCTCGCCAGGAGTCGGCTTATCACCTTCGTGATACATCTTATAGCTAAAGTTCTTCTGTCCTTCTCTATCAAAACCATAGGTTTCAACACGAGATCCACCAGACGCATAACGGAAAGTAAATCCGCGACCGTGCGCTTTACCGGCAGAATGAGGAACATTAAGAGTTAGATCCATGAGTCCATCTTGACCATTGGTACGGAAAGCACCAAAGTAGTTAAGATCTCTCGCTGTCTGGTCTTCCAAATAGTTAGCTGTCTTGCTTAACAGATACCCACCATGCTTAGTATTGGTATTCTTCTTGATGTAAGCAGCATCGGCACTACCTTCAATAGAATCAATTCGCTGGTTAGCTGCGGCAATTGCGGCATCGGCACTGGCCTTGTTATTTGCAACAGTTCTTTCAATGGCTGTCTTATTCGCAGAGACCGTACTAGTAAGATTGGTGATCTTCGTGTCCGCATCTTTCTTATTATCCGCTACCGTCTTTTCTATTGCTGATTTATTTGCTGCGACAGTATTCGTTAAGTTGGTAACGTTGGTATTCGTCTGATCAACTCGCGCATTAATATCTGTCTTGTTCTTGTTAATTGTCGCGTTGATAGTATCGCGGGTTGAAGTAATAGTCTGATTCAGTTCAGTCTTAGCAGCCGCCAGAGCGTTAGCCGCTTCGGTTTTATTGTTACCTACTGTGGTAGTCAAAGCATCAATTCGCTTGTTGGCTGCGGTATCGCCAGCAGTGATTGAAGCATTGAGAGTATCACGGGTAGAAGTGATAGTCTGATTAAGTTCAGCTTTAGCCGTAGCCAGATTATTAGCGGCTTCGGTTTTATTTGCTGAAATGACTTTATCTGTGTTGACCTTGTTGGTGTCTACTTTCGTATTCAGTTCAGCGTGTTTTTCTGGAGAAACACTAATTTGGACTACGTTATTATTTTTATCTTTGGTGTAAATCACATGGTCCGCCAGTTGTAAGGCGATCTCGCCCTGTGATAATTGTTCCGGCGTTGGTTTTTTACCAGCCGTTTGTGTGCGTTTAAATTGGATCGACTGCATCGAATCACCTCACTATAAAACAGGAATAAGGGAGGCGTTAACCTCCCAGCGTTCATGTTTTATTTAGGTAGGAGAATCCTTAGTATTCGCCGAAATCGATCCGGTCAGTCTTAGCCACTGCGCCAATTTCGCTAGGTGTCGGTTTCTCATTGGTGGAATATACCTTGATCCATTCAGAGCGACCGTTTTCCTGAATATTTCGGACGCGTAAACGTGGTGCGCCAGAAGTATTACAGGTTAATTGCCATGCGCCATGCTCATTAGCTTGAAGGTGAATTAATGATGTGTCGGCTGAATATGGATTACCGCTAGCAGTTCCCTTGTAAGTTACGAAACGGTTTCCGGCTAAAGCATCACTATCAATCGGACCTGTGAATGGATGTACACCTGCACCTACGCCATAATCCCCGCGACGGAGAAGACGACCCTCCGTTGCAATACCGCGATCCAAAATCCCGCCATCTGGTTCAAGTTTAAATTCCAGTGTTACAGCTTTGTTATCACTACCACGGGTTTTGTGTGATGTGACGTAAGCATCATAGATGACATAGTAACCAGTGTTAGCAGCACTATAGCCAGAGTTCACAACATAGAACATACGGAAGCGTAAAGGTGTTTTATCCTCTACCGCTTTCATCAACATTGCTTGATGTTCGTCATCCAGAACACGGTTTAACGTGAGTGTTGTCGGTTCCAGTCTACGATAACCAGCAAGTTTCCCCGTAGCGTCCTGATCGTACTCTTCCAGAGTTTCTATCTCTGTGGATTCGGTTAGCGTAGGAAATGCTGCAACGTTCTCGATGGAACTAAAGCTAGGATCGAAAAAGTCGACCTGATTGTCTATCTGGTTAGAGATCGACACTTCAACATGTGACCCCGTGAAAATATCTAAGTTATCTTGTGTAATATTCATTATTACCCCTTAAAAACGCGCTAGATAAGAAAATTTAAGGCTAAGTGTCCCAACGATACCCCCATCACTAGAATCATCGTCATAATCGGTATTAGAAGCTACTGGAGTGATATCTGAAATAGAGAAGCCCAAATCTTTAAAACGTGGATTATCCGGCTGAATCTGGATTATCTGGCAAATACCCTCATGAATTTTGGTTTCATGATTCTGAGAATACAACTGCATTTCGATAACGCATTCAGCTTGCATTGCATTACCACCACGGACCCTATTGTAAGTCTCATTCATTCCGGTAATCCAACAAACCACGTCATCACTAAAGCCTTGCTGAGTTTGTTCTACGTTTAAAGCCAGACCTAAATCTTGTTCGATAATATCCTGCAAGGCGCGTTTGATTTTCAGTCTAGGCATATTATTAACGGTAGCGAGCATGTGTACCCCCTGCACGAGCAATAAAGCAATCAGAAGTATTATCACCATTGCGCTTAACGTATTGAACTTTGAAGCGTTCACCGTCTACAATGACAACATCACCCTGATTTAAGTCTCCCTCACGACAAAATAGAAATTCTGATTCTGTAATTACCCCTTGTTCGTCGGTAGTGGTAATTTCATGATAAGCACGAATTGATTTACCACCTTCCACCGAAAATACAGGAGCACTTTTAAACATTCGATTTAATTGTGATTCTGATAATTTGAACATAGTTACCCCCTTTATGGAGTATTTACATACAAAAAAGCCCCACCGTTAGGCAGGGCTAATTATTATTCTTTAGTTTTACGCTGTTTTTTAGCTGTGGCTTTCGCCTTAACCGTCTGGGATTCTTCTTCCGGTTCAGGAATCAGATTTTCTTCCCCCAAATCGGGGGAAGGTTCAGATGGTTCTACAGGAGTTCATTCAGCGGAGATGTGAAGAACTTTCAGAGCTTCCGGCTGTGCTACAACGTAGTCCAAATCTACAAAGATACGAGGCACTACCGCACCACGATCACGGTATGTAGTTAGATCCATATCCAGTTCCAGACCGCCCCACTCACCGATAGTAATACCGGAGAAGTCACCCAGAACGATGTGGTCTGCCGGAATAACGCCAGAAGTAACTACTTCGTAACCAGCCAGTTTGCCGTTTTCGATGATATAACCGGAAACGCCGTTATCTTTCAGGGTAGATTCCAGTTCAGCAGCAGTTGCACCGCTCATCGCAAACTTGATCGCCTGAGCAGGAACGCCAGCGTCAGTCAGTGCTGCAATTTCTTTCAGGAAGTCTTTATAAGAGAAAGCAGCTTTCTTGGTAACGCGGCTAGCGTCTACCAGTTGCTTAACCAGACCAGCCGGACCACGAGCATTTTCTTTATCAGACAGAATCAGTTGTTCCAGTTTGATCCGAACAGATTTGTTAATGTGATCGGTGATCAGGGTAGCGATGCCCGGAACGGTTTTCAGCGACTGACGGCTGATCGGGTTGCCACCAGCAAAAGTTTTCGGAGACAGTTTCACGTTCGAAAATTCCGCATGTGACTCGGGGGCAGCGCCATTTTCGTCAACGAATCCGAAAGCGTCAACGCTGGATTTAGTCATTTTTGGAATAGCGGTCGGAGAAGTCAAGCCACTATAAACAGTCACCCCGAGGCGGCCTAAAACACTCTGAGGCAACAGCATTTCGATGTAGGATTCAGTCATCAGTTTTTCGTCAGTGATAGCAACCAGATTAGCTTTGGTGTTGCCATCAGCAGCAGCACGCATAGCAGCAGCCGGAACGAATACAGAGCCACCACGAGCAGCACGACCACGCTGCATAGTTGCAGTAGCAGCCATTGCGGAATATTCAGCTTCGTTAGCGCCGAGCACGTCGCCATCTACCAGGGAGCGGATTACGTTATTAAGATCGAAAGTTTTTTCCATGATTTGTTCCTTATTAATTTGTTCGTTATTACGTTGAGCATTGGTAATGTTATTTAGTGCCTTAGTGCGGAATGCTTCCGGCGTAATTTCTTTATTTGCCAATGCGCGTTTAAATTCTTCATCGTCTTCGTTAATATTTAACTCGCGTGCAATTTCGCGAATTTCTAATTCGTCTTCTTCGGAACGTTCAGCCACTTCCTCGGTTTTTTCTTCTTCAACCGGAGCAGCTTCACGTTCTTCTTTTACTTCTTCTGTTTCCCGAACAGTTGAACTATCATCATCAACACTTTCAGGATGTTCAGCGTCTTTTCCGTCTTCGAGATTTTCATCTTCTTTATTCTCTTCAACTTGGCGCTCTTGAGTTTCTTCAACTTCCGGTTCTTTATTTTCTTCTACCGGAGTTTCTTCAACCTGAGCGGATTCTTGTTCTTCTTTGATTTCTTCAATTTGTTCTTTAGTCATATCGCGTTTAGCCTCCAAATTAACTGTGATAGTATTTAGAGAGCGATTTAAACCGACCGAATCGTCCGCCGGGACCGTAACAAAACTTAATTCGAAAGGAACAAACTTAGTAACAATCAATTGTCCTTTGGCATAATCGATGTGATATTCTTTAATGTCATAACCGACAGAAATTTTTTCCATCGTACCTTCAATGACTTTATTACGAATATCATTAGCCAAAGTGCCATGCTTAGAGAATCTAACGGTCGCACGGCCTACTTTATCCGCATCGATTCGAGCGTTACAAACGACACCTAAATGATTATCGAAATTATGATTAAACAGCAACGGAGCGTTATTATTCAGACGAGACAGATCAACCGCTTCCGGTGTATGTACCAGAATTTCATCTAATACCACCATTTCTTGATTTTGCTCATCCCAGAATTGGCGCTGATAAGGCTGTTCACTGGAGAAAGCAATTTCAAATTCGTATTGATCGTTATGCCCTTCGTTAATAACTCCACCGTAACCGTTAAGTTCGCGGCGAAATTTAAGCATTTAATCACCTTTAATTAATTGGGGGCATTGCGCCCCCCGTTGGTTATTAGGGATCGGCTGGGGAATTTTTTTCTTCACCCTCACCATCAACGATAATATTTAGTGCGCTCTTTTCGGCTTGAATCTCTGAGAATACTTTTTCAGGATCGTCACCACGTTCTAATATAACGGCAGTACGTGATTTAAGTCCTTTATCAATTAAAGCAATCTCGGCGTTTACGTCTTTAATTGGATCGACGGATTCAAAACGCGGACGAATAATAGTAGTGTTCTCGATAATATGCGGAATTGCCGTAATACGAATCGGAACAATACCACGCGCGGAATAATGGCGTAGATACGCTTCGAAAATTGGCAATACCACTGTTTCAATTAATTTGTTTTGCAGTGCTTTAACGCGCGTTCTTTGAAGTAATTCGCCGTAGCGTGCAGCGCTGTAATTTATTTGGCTAGTATCGCCAGTTAAGCCCTGATTGAACACGCCAAGACCCATTGCTATGCTAGTGAACATACCAGCGTTAAATGAATTGAAATCATCGCCGCTTTGCGTGGATTGAATACTCTTGATCGTTGCCCCTTCCGGCAATTCCTGAATAGTACCCGGCGCGAAATCGTGAATAACTTCCGGCGCTTGATATTGTTCATCATCTTCACCAGTATCAAAATCGTCACCAGAATCTTTCGGACGCTCGATGAACGCCATGCTACTAGCTGAAATTCGTTTCTGGACCAGTACAGCTTCGCGGAATGCGTCTTGATGTGCGATATCCTTAATCACTGGCAGGAAGTCAGTCACGCCACGCAGAGATTCAGCCGCAAGTGGTTGATAATAATGGCATACTTGCGAAGCATCTACGCGATAGTTATCACCTGTGTAAGTCTGAGTCAGTAGGTTGATTTTACGAAACCAAAATGCAACAGGGCGCATTGTGTTCACGTCATACTCCACACCTTGATATATCGCACGTTCTTTGCTTACTTCACGGTTGAGCGTCCAGTCGCACTTATCAGCAGACAGGATAGAAACATTTAACTCATTGTTTTCTTTGGTTAAAACAATGAAGCACTCACCGCCCATTACGCGCTCACGTTCAGCCATTACCAGCAATTCACGGAAGTTAAAGCGACCGTTACGAGAGAAGCGTTTAGCATTCTGCGCCCACTTCCAGAAAGCATTCTCGATCTGCTTATTCAGTGCGCTATCAAGTTTGCCGTTTGATTTAACAACTGACGGCTTCGGATCTAGGCCAGTACCTACCACCATATCGGTTATGTATTGCGTGTAGCGACTGCCTACGGAAGTGTTTAAGGCCAGAGTACGACCCTGATCATAAAGGCGCTTACCGTTCGATTTGAGAGCCTTATTGAAGGTTCCTGTAATGGTATCTTGTTGAAGCTGTCCATCAATGCGATCACCGACCAAGCCCAAAGAACGCTTAGACAAATCTTTCTGGAATTTTTCTACTTGTTTGTCGATAAAGATTTTTTGTTGTTGCTGGCGGTGATTAGTTTTAACTGGAGTTTCTACCGCCTTATTGCGTCGAAAAAGATTAAACATGATTTACCCCTTATCGCGTAAGACGTAATTTGATATTTTTAATCGGGCTAATTCCCTGTTTACGTCGTTCGGCTTGAATTACTTTAGATAACTGACGTTCATAATCAGTCTTTAATTGCTGGAGAACACCTAATGACTCATAGGCGAAAGTATTCCCTTTCACGGTCATTTGAGATAATGCGGCTTCGTCCCCAGATAAACGGGCGAAAATAACTTGCTCGATTAAGGCGATAGTTTCCCGCAGATATTCTTTTTTGGATTGTTTGGCGAATACTGGTAAAACAGTTAATTCCTGCATTGATACCAGTTCTTCTTCCAAAGTGGTTACGATGGTATATTTACCTTCGGCAAAATCTAAGGTTTTAATCTCGTGATTAGCCGGAGTGTCATCAACCTGATAAATGATACCTTTACTATTTCCTACCTGAATTGTTACACCCTCTTCATTCGCCAGCGTGATTTTTTCACCTTTACGAATTACTAAGGGAATTAGTTCTAAACTCATAATTACCCCTTATTTAATTGTTATTGGATTAACAATATTTAGGAGTAAGCCGCCCCGAAGGACGGCGAGTTATTAGAACGATGTTACCCAGCTACGGCCTCTATTTGGGCGTCTGGCGATGTTTTGACGTTGCGGTCGTGTGATTGGCTTAGTTTCTTCGATTTGCTCGTCAGATTGCGTTTCAGGAGCTTTTACGGATTCTTCGACAACACGGTTTAAGCTGTCTTTCATTGCAATGAGTTTATCCCATGACATTTTTGAAAGGACGTAGCGAGAAGCCGCTGTAGCATACACGGCGCAGTCGAGCGCCTCGTTCCTAACGCCTGGGTTCTTTACCCATCTCACGCCAGTAGTAGTACGCTTGACAGATTCACTTAAAAGCTGATCGAGATAATCATCAGGAACGGTGTCTGATATTTCTAAGCCAGTATGAGGATTATCTTTCAGGTTCCTAGCCAACATTTCACGAAATGCAGTTTTACCCACGTTAACACCCAACATAAGCAATTCATGACCACCTGTGCGGGTAGGTTTAACCGGAATGATCGGAGCGTTACCAGCAGAACTACCTTTGATAGCGTGTAAGTTCTTCCACTTGCCGCAAATACGGTATCCAGCTTGAGTGAATCGACCGTTCGATGTATCAAGGAAGCTGGCGAGCATAGGAACACGATCACCCGATACAGTAGTAAATTTGGTTTTATGGAAGTTGATTAATCTATCCCATACAGGGGATTCATATCGTTCACAGTTATGATCGTAAAAGCTGCGATGATCCAGAATATAAATCTTATCCTTTGCCACGCCCATGATCGTAGTTTCTGCGCGATCTAATTGCTGGTCAGTACCCGCACACAAGAAAATCACGTCATCAGGGATATTCTCGATAGAAACATCTGTTTTGAGTTGTTCCAGTTCATTTGCTTCTACTGCCGTGTCCTGATCGTCGTATACCTTACCTAACACGGTGTTATAAAATGATTGTAAATCAAAGGATTGCCACGCATGACTAAAATCAACCACACAAGCGCGGATCGTGCTGAAAGGTGAATACAGACGACTGATCCAGAATCCTGCTACCTCACTTTCACGGGTTGCTCTCCACTCGCCTTGCGCTACTGCCCTGATTCGTTCCCCTTCTGTCCATGATTGCTTACAGTGGGGGCAAATATAACGAGCAGTATCAGGATCGGGTAAGTTCTTACCATCGATGTTACGCCATTCAAATTGAACGTTTTCCCACTCGATCACCTGGTGTCTACCGCAATGAGGACACGGAACAAAAAACATGCGCATATCGCTTGATAACCATTGCTGGTTAATGCTTCCCAGCTTACTGGTCGGGGTGCTGGATACGACTAATCGGCCTTCATCGCCAAAGGTAGTTAATCGGTTAGCAGCCAGTGCCACCGGATCACCTTCTTCTGAGGCTGTAGCAGCATCGATTTCGTCAAGCAATCCAACCTTTGCGGTCTTACCACGTAGGGTCGATGGACTGGTTAGCGATACCATGTACAGGAAGTGATTCGTTTTTAGCTGTAGCTGGTTATTGTTGTTAACCGCATTGCGATCATTCTTGTCTGTAACCACGTCTTTTAATGCATCACATGCTTCGATAGACGGTCGGATCTTACCAGCGAGATATTGAGACATTTCTTTAGCGGTTGATTGTCCGATAATCATATTGCATGGATCGTTAGCCATCTGGTTAAACAGGATGCCGTTCAAGATGGTAGTCTTTCCGATCTGCGCACTGGTCATCAGAACATACTTTTTCTTGTTCTCAAGGAAAGGAGCATCAATCATACCTTTCTGGAATGACAGCAATTTAACTTTATCCCCAGCTTGAGGACCATCTACCAGCACCATATTAGCTTCGCACCATTCAGAAGGAAGGAGTTTAGGCGGTGGCGTAATATATTTGGCTGCATTTCTGAGAATCTTTTTTAATTTGGCCTTATTAGAAATTAGTTTCATGTAATTACCCTCATTACGAAATATGAAGGTATTTATTAAATTGTTGATTTTTTGATAAATACGGGTATTAAGATTTAAGGGGGTTGTATGCTAATTAATCAGCAACAAAGAGATGAATTAGAATTAGCCTTGTCTTGTACCGATCATGAATATCGTTTGCCAGTAAAACATAAGCACTTAAGGACTGATTACACAACATCCGGTTTTAGCCGTGAGGAAGCGAAAGAGATTTTAATAGAATTTTACCGTGATAATGGTTATACAGACGTTCACAACTTCTTTAAGAAGCATAGAACATCACATACAGAGTTTCGGAGAGTCCGAGATTGGTTTGATTTTGATATCAAGCGTTATTATCGCATTGATGACGGTCCTATCTATAGGTTGCAGTGGAAGCCGATCCGAGAAGTGTTGAAACAGAAGAGATTGAATCACGCTATTACACGCTATCGTAACGTGGCTTTCAAGAAAGGCTATGGTGATACAAGGGAATTGTTTGTAGAACTCGCTAACGTGCGATATAGCCATTATTACAGGAATCCTAAAGGGTTCTTTGAAGTGCTTCGCAAGGTTGATATTAGTCGGGGTACATACTATTCACGGTTGAAGAAGTACGGGATTAAGGCAGAGTTCTTTATGTCGGTTGACGATGGAGAACTTTTTCCGATAAAATGTAAGTCCTCTAAATAAAGGTGAACATTCACTTTAATTTGGAGAAAATGACTATGACTACTAAAGCTACTCGCGGTCGCCCTGCCCGTTTTAATCGTGAACAACTGGCAGCGATTGTAAAAGCGTACTATCAAGCGCCGAAAGGTAAAGCCGAAAAAGAACAAGTATTGAGCGAACACGGTATTTCAATTGCTCAATTCTACAAATCACTCCATAAAGTTGATTTGAAATTCTTTGTTCAGGTTGACGGTGAAATGGTAGAAGCAACAGGAATTTGATTCTCTAGGCCAATCCTTCGGGGTTGGCCTTTTTTTATACCTACAGATATAAAAAAGCCCCTGAATTTCAGGGGCAAAAATTATTACAGTCCGAAGTGTTCTAGCGATCCAACATTCTGACGGAGACGTTCAGCCGCTTTATTTTGAATCAGAATAGTGTTGTTCGGCTTAGGAAGATTCAGAGTTGCTTTTTGTTCTTCTTCCAGAACACCCAATTCAACCAGCACCGGAAGCACATCAACAGTAAAAGAAAGTTGATAATGAGCGTTCATGCTGCAAAACGGTAAAGCGGAATCATTAGCAACATACCCACACGGCTTGTTATTTTCATCATAGACGCGCTCAATATATCCGGCAGTACGTAAGGCCGTCAGTGCTTCTTTAACCTTCGTAGCGCCCTTTTTAGCACCTAACAAACGCGTCATTGAATGGCTATCTACGGATTTGCGATGATGTAGAGTAATCAGTTGCTTGTTCTCGCGAGTTTTCTTTAACGCCAGTTCGATCCAATCGGTTTCTTCAAAGTCTGCATACGGGTTAACAGCTAAACGTTCCTGACGCAGTTTTTCATTTTCTTCTCTCAGTCGTTTCCATTCCTGAATAACAACCATTCGACGCTTAACATCGTAACCAGTGACAAGAGTCAGCGTAAGTTCTTCGTCAAGGTGATATTCGGTTTGTTCGCGTCCATATTGGTCAAAAAAGATGCGTCCAAATTTGGACTCATCTAATTCAAGAGAAGTAAGCATAGTTTTAATATCACGTTTAACATGCTTATGTTCTTTTCCGGTAAATTCAGCGATCTGACGAGAAGACATGGTCAGCGGTTTGGTGTTATCAACAACCAGAGACACAGAAGCAGTTTTAACAGCAGTATTCATAGTAGTAACAGTATTCATAGTAAAATCCCCCTTAAACGGTTTAGTGATGATCCTCCTAGTTCCGGCATCACTACCGGAACAATTTTATTTATAAAGAAATTTTTATCTCATTTAGATTCAGCAATCGCGCGAGCAATTTCTTCTTGAATGCGACGCTGGCGTTCATGGAAGTCAACCATTGAGAAATTCAGGTTTGGGGTCCACGGTTTGCGGTTCGGGTTTTTACGTCCATCAATTTTCTTGGTAGTGTTCATAATTAACATCCTCTTTACAAATCTAGGTCAAATAGGTTCAAAGATGTCAAGTGCGATAATCATAAAAAAGTCATAAATTTTTGTCAATACCCCTTGACAAGACGCCAAAGGGTTGACCTAACTTACAGCATATCTAAGCCTTCATCGTAACCGTAGAAGCCATTCTGAGAAGAGAAACAGATTGGAGCGTAGTCTTCGTCTTCTTCGTCTTGTTCATCTTGTTCTGGGGCTTCCTGAGCGGTTTCTTTGCCGTAGTTAAACATTGCTTCATCCAGTTCATAGACAGTAACGAAGCTACCCAGATCAATGTCACCGGAACGGACTTGAAACGGCAGATCATCACGGACAATAATTGCTGGTATATCCTGGTACTTTAAGCGTTCTTCATCGGTGAAGCAGTTAACAACGATGGTCGGCTTCTTATTACGGCAAAACGCATACCATGCACTAGAGAAATGGGATTCATCAGAATTGAAAAGGATGTTATAACCACGTTCACGGAACATCTTCATTAACTTGTCATTGTGGAAGCTATCAGCATCAAAACCTAACAGGATGAAAGGAGTAGTGGTAGTCATTTTATGGTTCATAGTGGAAATCCTCTAAAAGAAAGTGAATCAATCTAATATTATTTATAAAGAGAAAATTCTTGTTATTATGAAAGGTGATTGTATTCAGTCGGGCAAAGCCCTCCTTCATGATTTGATTAAATCATCATCAAAACGAAGAAGTATCTTTAGAATATAAGAATCTTTCTTTTGGAGAAATAATAATCAGGAAGCAATTTAGCAACCGAAGGTTGCAATCCCGAAGGGATACCAATACCTTTCTAGAAAGTGATTGATACTCACTTCGTTCGTTTACTAGAATCAGTTAGTAACTAGTATTAAATCCCTTT